ATAGGTACTAATAATGGTCATTTAGGTAGCCTTTCTTTTAAAGAAGAAGCTGCAGGAAAATTGAGAGTTTTTGCAATGGTTGATATAATAACTCAATCATTGTTTGCTCCTTTACATAAGGTATTATTTAATTTATTTAAAAAATTACCTAATGATTTTACTCATGATCAAAATAAAGGATTTTTATATGCTCAAAGTTTATCTTTGAAATATAATTGTTCTTATGGTTTTGACTTAAGTGCAGCTACTGATAGATTACCTGTTATTTCTCAATTGACTATATTAAATAGTTTATTCGGAAATAATATAGGTTATCTTTGGTCTACTATTTTAGTTTCTAGAAAATATTTTATTCCAGAAAATCATTATGGTATTCCTTCTCAGTTACTTCAATATACCGTAGGGCAACCTATGGGGGCTTTAAGTAGTTGGGCAATGTTAGCGGTTACACACCACTACACTGCTCAGCTTGCTGCCGTTAGAGCAGCAAACTTAAAGGGTGCCACCGATGGACCTTTTTGGATAACTAGTTCTGTAGACTACCAGGTGTTCAATTTGAACTCTCCCTGGTATACAGGTTATGAAGTACTGGGTGATGATATCGTGTTCTTTGAACAGGATGTCGCCGCCCAATACCTCCTAATCATGGAGTCTCTGGGGGTACCGATCAACCTCACTAAGAGTGTGGTTGCGGTAAACCAAACCTTCGAATTTGCGAAGGTTACAGGACATAAAGGCCACAACGTGGCTGCAGTATCTTGGGCCTCTTTTATGGCCCAACCATCCATTATGGGGCGAGCGGGTATTGCCTATAGTATGTTAACTAAAGGAATAGTCCACACGCACATTATGAAATGGCTTGATACTTTTGCTCGACAAAGTCGGTACACTGAAGGATCTCCGAATACATTTTACCTAGCTTTAGGTACTATGCTTTCGAGAAAGGGCTATATGCCCTTCTTTGAGTTCCTTTATACTCTTATGCAGAAGTCTGCTGGTATGTTTAATGTTTATCAAACATTGCTCGAAAAGGCAAATATTGATACTGTTAAACAGGCCATCAGTCAGATTACGAAGACGTGGGAACCGGTTGTTGTTCCGAATCCTCTCCAAAGGAGAAGAGGTTGGAAAACAGATGAGTTTGCCTTAAAGGTAACACTCATTACGGTTATTACGTCTTTCCTTTATGGGGCTACTTACTACGATGGTCGAACGACCAACGCAGTGAACCCTCATAAAGACGCAATCGTTCTGGCACAAGAAGTACTGGCAGCGCCAGCCTTGTTTCACAAATTGAGTGTGGGAGTAGACTTTGACTCACTTCAAATGAAGGGAGTTTTTAGTCTAAGTCCTAAGGTTCTAAGGAACCTTAACCCTCTGGAAAGTTTTTTCCATCATCTATTCTGTTTCTTCTTTGTGCAATTTTACGATAAACTCGTAATGTTGCATGCTGATATCACCGGGAAAGATCTTAACGATCTTCATGGGAAAACTGTTGACCAATTAATGGACATAGTTGACCTTCTGGACCGATATCAGGAGGTTCGTCTCGTCTTGCGACGAGCGGACACCAAAGAAGAACTGGCTCGGGACGTTGGGGCTCAAGCGCGAATCAATGAGAGAAATCTTATTGAGTCGCCTCTTGCTGCCCTAAAGGTTCTATTAGAGATGGACGATCCTTACGGTGCCACAGTTGGTACTGTAGTTCCAGGGACATATTGGGGGGGCTTCGCCCCTGACTATATGTATGCTCTTGAACGATTGGAGAATCTCCCACTGAATGCTCTTAAAGCACTCGGTGAGACAGACTCATATT